AGGTTGATGATGAGGTAATGAGAGTTGCATCTTCAACTCTCACGGGAGTCAATAAAATAACCGTTCTTCGTGGAGTATTTGCATCTAATGTCGGAATACACTCTGATACATCACTGATTAAAAAGATCAGACCAGTTCCCGTTGAATTCCGCAGACCATCAATCATTCGTGCATCAGGTCATACATTTGAATATCTTGGTTATGGTCCTGGTAACTATTCTACAGGTCTTCCACAAGTTCAGACAAGAACTCTGACCGAGAGAGAAGAATTCCTCTCACAAGCACAAGAAAGATCTGCCGGTATTGTTGTTTATACTGGTATGAACAGCAGAGGTGATTTTTACATTGGTAATACAAAGAAATCTTCTTCTACTGGTGAAGAATCATCATTCGATACTCCAATCCCAACAGTTACTGGTGAAGATCCAGCACGTCTGAGTGCAATCTTCGACGAGATTACTGTTAAGGAAAGAATCATTGTTGAAGGTGGAGATTCTAGACAAATCCTTTCGCAGTTTGATGGACCAGTTACATTCAATAATGAAGTTAGAATCAAAGATACATTATCATTGAGTGGAAAACTAAGATCATCTGATGACATATATGCAAATAATTTCATAGGAAGTGGTTCTCAATTAACTAATCTTCCATGGGTTAGAACTTCTGCAGGTGTTCATACTACAGCATCTGTTGGTATTGGTACACTTCCAGGACAATTCTTTAATCCTTCAGGTAGTGCAGGAGACATTGCATTAAATGTTGTTGGTGGTGGATTCAATTTTGAAGATAGTGATGGAAGAACTGTTCTTCGTTATGAAGATGGTCCTACGACTAGAGGAATAACCCTTAACATTTTTGGGGATCAGGATGGAGGTGCAGCTGCTAATAGTGGATATGTACAAACCTGGGATAGTGAGTGGATTTTTGGTAATGAGTTTACAAATTCAAATAGATGTCAGACATCACTCTTACAACCAACTGCGGATGGACTTACACAATCCGCAAGAATAGGTTTCTATACTCCAGCGACTACTTCGGACACTGATAGTTCAGTTTTGGTAATGTGTAATGATGTAGATGTTAGTACTGGTGATCCAGATAGAGGTGCCAGCATAAACTTTGTTGGATCTAGGGGAAATACTGAAGCATCCTATACTACAACCTTTCAACATGATGTATTGGGAAGACTCACATTCCAAGGAGTTGTTGGTACTGGACCAAGAATTGGTGCAGCAATTCAAGTTCAACAAGATAATGTTGGGTCTGCAACTACAGACACTGGTGTTTCTGGAAGACTTCAGTTCTTTACAACTCCAGAAGTAGTTGGCACTAGTTCTGGAGAGGGAATTCTGACTCTCCCAGTAGAAAGAATGACCATTAAAGGTGATGGTAAGGTTGGTATAGGATTCACATTACCACAAACAACACTTCATGTTAATGGAGATACTCGAATTGTTGGAGAACTTCAGGTTACTGATGACATCACAGCATTCTGGACTTCTGACGAAAGATTGAAAGATAATGTTACTGCGATTGATGATCCTCTTGCGAAGATTATTTCAATCAGTGGTAATACATTCGATTGGAATGAGAAGTCTAATAAGTCGGGACATGATGTTGGACTGATTGCACAAGAGATTGAGAAAGTCCTCCCAGAGGCAGTTGTAATAAGAGATAATGGATACCTTGCAGTTGATTATCATAAGGTTGTTCCTCTCCTTGTAGAGGCAATCAAGGAACTCTCTGGTAAAGTTGAAGCACTGGAGCAAAAACTACAAGATAAATAACTCTAAAGCTTATAATAATGGCAAATATCAGAAAGTCATTTAACTTCAGGAATGGTGTACAAGTTGATAATGATAACTTCGTTGTAAATGCGAATGGTCTGGTGGGAATCGGAACTTCCACTCCCACCGAAGCGATTGATGCAATCGGAAATGCAAAAATAAGTGGTCTTACAACGACATCAACATTAGGTGTTGCACAAACTGCAAACTTTTATGGTGATCTTAAAGTAGGAACCGGAATCACAATGTCTGGTGGTATTGTAACCGCCGTTTCATTTTATGGAGATGGATCTACATTATCGAATGTATATGCAATCTCAACAACTGGTTGGGTAGCACAAGGAGTTGGATTACATACATTATCAAGATCGGTTGGTATAGGCACCACCAATCCAGTTTATAAGTTACAGATAGGATTAGATCCTGTAACAGGTGTCGGTGTCGGCATTACAAATGGAAATATAATAGTCTCGGGTATCATAACCGCCACCACATTTGTTGGTAATGTAACTGGAACGGCAACGACTGCAACAAATCTTTCTAATGCTGCCAACATCACAACTGGAACCATTAGTAATGATAGACTTCCTAGCAATATTGATAAGCCAACAGGTATAATCACAGCATCAAGTTTTGTTGGTGACGTAACAGGAACCGCAACAACTGCCACCAATCTATCCAACGCTGCTAATATTACTACAGGAACTATTAGTGATGCAAGACTTCCTAATGTAATCACATCTGATATTGATTCTTCTGGAATATCTACTTTCACTACACTTAAAGTAGGAACTGCAATCACAATGTCTAGTGGTATCATTACTGCCACTACATTCTCAGGATCTGTAACAGGGGATTTAACGGGTGTTGCATCAACTGCAACTAAGTTAGAAACCGCAAGAAACTTTAGTGTTTCTGGTGATGTATTAAGTCATACAGTATCTTTTGATGGCACTAGTAACGTTGCACTGGGAGTTACTTTATCAGGTACTTTTAGTGCCAACACTTCTGGCATTATAACTGCCAATACTTTTTCTGGAATTGTAACTTCAACAAACGGAACTTTTGATGATTTAAGAATCAATAAGTCATCCGCAGCAAGTCTTGTTGTTACGAGTACAACAAACTCATCAGTAAGTATTGGTGAATCTGTAGGTGCAGGTAATAGTAGTGCTCAGTTCCTCTATACACCCGGTACAGGACGTTTAGACATCACCAACTATGATGTAGGTGGTGTGAGCATTAACCTTCACGAGGGCACTGGTACAGGCACTACAGAGAGTTTTAATGTTAAGTATGATAATACCAAGCAGTTTGAAGTTACTTATGATGGAAAAGTAGGAGTCAATCGTGGAGGCACTCCACTCACAAGAAACTTTGAAGTTGGTGGTGATGCATTTATTTCACAAAATGCAGTAGTTTCCGGTATTCTCACAATAAATCAAGGTGGTCCAAATGAGATTACTTTAGGTGATGGTAGTCCTATACCAATTCGTGATGATCAAAACTTCAATACTGTTTCTGGTATCAGTACGTTTAACCAATTAAACGTTATCAATAGTTTTAGTTATACCGGTCTTTCCACAGTTTTCTTTGGTGGAGAAGTTGGAATTGGAACAACAAGTAATGATGGTTTCTTAACCGGACCAAATCAACTAAAAGCACACGTAGAAGGGTCTACTTGGGCAAAAGAAGGTTTTTATACTGCCGGAAAACTTGTAATCACTGATAAGGCAGATGGATCTATACATACGGATGATCGAGTTATTCCAAGTTCTCCGGTTGACTATGGTGCCGTTGTTCCCTTTGTTGATTATGGCGACTTCCAAGTAGAAACTGGTGGAGCATCATTAATAACTAATAATGTATTGATGGTTCCTGGTGTTGGTCAGGCAACCGTAGGATTCGGAACAACAAACGGTGGATTGATACCTGCAAGTTTCCTTCCAGGTGGTAATAGATATCTGACTAAAGTTGGTATCAATACTTATTATGCAAGAAGTTTGTTTGATGTAGGAACAGCATCAACCACGATGAACTCCTACTTTATTCCACCATCTCTGACACAATCAGAGATCAATATTATGAAAGATTTGTGGAATACTCCCACCGGAACAGGATACACTGCGGCAAATAAAGTTACTCCAGATGGTATTATTCCTGGCGCAATCGTTCATAACAAGACAACAGATACAGTTCAGGTTAGAAACAGTGCATCATCATTTAGAAACCTAAGTCCTGTAGTTGCATTTGCCACTGTTGATAGTGGAAGTTTAGTCTCAACTGATGGGTATAATCTTGGATTAACAAATAACCTCACTAACGCAATCTTTGCATTTGATACTGCACTATCATCGGCAAACTATACAGTAATGGTTTCTGCCGGAAGCACCACAGAATCTTACACAGTCCCAGAGGCACAAAAACTTACAACGGGATTTAGAATCACATTTAGTCCTTCTAATGCCAACACACAAAGTTACAGTGTAATGATACTTCAAATCTGATACTTGACAAGACTCTAAAAACCCTGTAGACTACCTTTGTCTGGGTTGAAGATGAGAGTCTAAGCCACTTTGAGAACCGTCTACTGGGTCGCACCAGGGACGGTTTTCTGCTATAATAAGAAGGTATTCGAGAGACACCTGATGACCACCATCACTCTGCGTCCTCACCAGCAAGATGCTTTGGATGCAATGCTGGTCAATGAGAAAGGTCAGATTGTGATTCCGACTGGTGGTGGTAAAACTCCAGTTATGTTCCACGATTTGATTGTCAACTGCCAGTATATTGACAATGGTATGACTACCGTTGTTGTTGCTCCTCGTATTCTGCTGGCAGAACAACTTTGCTCTGAGTTTCTGGAGCACATTGACACTACCAACACTCACATTATGCACGTTCATAGTGGTGAGACTCATCACTTTAGCAGCACGAATCCTTCAAAGATTCATTTGTTTGCCAATACTGCACGAACTGCTGGTGAGAATGTTATTATCTTCACCACCTATCATTCTCTGCATCGTCTGATTGATGCGGATATTGAAGTCAACAACATTTACTTTGATGAAGCACATAACTCAGTTCAACGTAACTTTTTCCCTGCTACGGAACACTTTGCTTTTGATGCTGATCGTTGCTACTTCTTCACTGCTACTCCTAAGCACTCTGTTACTATTTCCAAACCAGGGATGAATGACCCTGAGGTCTATGGTAAAGTCATCTGCAATGTTCCTGCTCCTAAGTTGGTAGAAGAAGGTTACATCCTTCCTCCTAAGGTTGTTGTGAAGCAACTGGATATGGTGCAGGATAAGCAAATGATTGCTGACCGTGATTCTCAGAATCTGCTTGACACTATTGATGAGAATGCACTGGATAAGATTCTTATCTGTGCTCGTTCTACCAAGCAGATTGTCAAACTTCTTGCAGAATCTGACTTCCGTAATCAACTTGCAGAACG